ATCGTCTGCAACAGGCTGGCGTCTGTTTGATTGGCGAGCTGCTCGGCGGTGGCCGCCCCGGTGAGGCCGGACGCGGCGTTCAGGCCGCCTTGCAAATTGAGGTTGGCGATGTTGCCCGCCTGCGTCGCGGCGTTGCCGTAGCCGGTCGCGGCGAGGTTCGACAGTAGCCCGGCCGCGCCATACGCCTGCTGCCCGCCCTGCAACGCCAGGGACGTGGCCGGCGTCAGTGCCTGACCCCACCCGGTCTGCAACATATTGCCGATTTGCTGCTGCGTGCCGAGCGCCGTCTGCGCCGACGCCACGCCTTCGTTGACGCCCTGACGCGAGCCGCCGAACGCCCCGACATTGGCCGCCTGCCCGGCGATCTTCTGGTTGGCGAGGGCCAGTTGCTGCTGCCCGGCGGCGATCGTCGGATCGATCACCTGTTGTGCGTAAGGCGACATCAACGCGCTGGCGTTGTTCCCGACCTGTTGCGCCGTCGCCGGGCCGCCGGCGGCGAACGACCCGAGCAGCCCCTGCGCCGGGTTCAGCACGTTTTGCTGGTAGCCGCCGTAGAGCTGGCCGGCGATATCATTGACGCCGCCGGCGGTGATCGGATTGACCTGACCGATCAGGTTGCCGTAGGCGCCCTTCGCCGCGTCATACGCCCCGGTCTGCTGGCCCTGCATGTCGCGGACCTGCTGATACGACTGGTTGATGTCCGCCCCGGGTGTCGCGACGATCTGACCGGTGTAAGGATCGTAAGGTCGTTGACTGAGGCTTACGCCCGTATCGACCGCGCCATGCGCGGCGTTGGTCAGCCAGTCGGGAATCTGCGTGCTGGATGACGTTTCGGCCGTGGTGGTCTGCGGCTTGGACTTACTCATTTTTGTTCACCAATGGTTTCCACACCGGAAACATATGCGGCCTTGGTTTCCAGCCGGTCTTCGCCGCCGCCCGCACCCAACCTTTACGCCCGGTGGAGACGGCGACGGTGCAGCCTTGCTCAATGCCCCACGCGTTTATTTCGTCTTCCATCGACAGGCACGCGCCGAGCTCGCCGGCGATCAGCCAATAGGACAGCGCCTTGAGTTTCGGATAGCTGTGGATCTCGGTGACGATCATGCCGTCGCCGTCGCCCCACCACTGCGCTTCACCTTTGTGGACCATCGCCGCGAGATCAGCGAGGTCGTGCGTGCCGCCGTAGGCCAGGGCTTTTTCCAACCGCAGGCGGCGTTCGTCCTCGGTCACGGCGCCGGATCGATCAGCAGCGTCCCTGTCGGGCTGATCCGCAGGCGCCACGTCTGCCCGTCTGGCGAGCGGAACAGCACGGCGCTTACCAGCGGGATTTCCGGGATGATCTTCACCGGGGTGACCGGCGCGCCGACCAGGGCGGCGGGCTCCACGGGGAGCACGGCCGGGTGCGGCGCCGGCGGCGGGGGAAACGTCTTGCGGGTGGTCGTGCTCATCGCGGAACAACCTCGGTGTGAACCGCGCCAGTATTATCGACTGAGAGCTTCCATGTCGTCCCGTCGGGCGAAAGCAGCCCGATGAACTGTACCGCCGTGTTGCCGACGCCGGCGTAGGCTTTGCGGTTGAGCTCGACGGCGACGGCGGCGAGCCGGTCCTCGACCGTGCCGCCGGCCGGGACGGCGAACGGCGCCGGCGGGTGGTAGGGGCGCATCGCCATCAGCGCGAGCCACCAGGCTTCATGTCGAGGCGCGGGCGGCCAACGGCGAACGGCGCGTCAGTCAGGGCTTCCATCCGCATGCGAACCGATCTGCCGCTGAAACGGACATCCATCAGCCCGTCGTGGATCTCGGTGTAGAGCCCGGTGTCGCGCTCGCCGGCCAGGTCGGACGGCTGCTCGCGGGTGAAGAAGCGATAACCGATCGACGCCTCGGACGGATCGGCGTCGAAGATGACCTGGCGGACGTGCAGCCGCCGGTCGCCCTCGCCCAACGTGATGGCGCCGCTCTCGGCGTAGATCTCTCCGAGCGGCGCGCGCGGCGCGCCGTTGTCGGTCCAGCCATATTCATGGAGATAAAGCACGTATACGTCGGTTGGCGTGTAGGGTCCGGCGATCACGGGGTAGTCCATCGTACCGGACGGGTCCGCCGCGGTGCGCGTTCGAACACCGATCGTCCACGGATGAGCCGGGTCGCTATAATTCAGGGCGAGGTAACGGTTACACTCCAGCGAGCCCTCGTCCGGCCAGTCCCACCATAATTCACTGAATGCCGGGTTTGGCCCGCCGAACACGCGGCCCACCATTTGCCGGTTGAGCAGCGAAAAGAACCAGTCCTGCACATCACATTTCAATGGCGTCACCGCCCCGCCACTGTAGGACCAGAACGTCTGCGTGCCCGGCCACGCCAACAGGCCGCCGACGCCGATCACCGCGCGCGGGGCAAGGGGGCCGCACCCGGCCGCGATCTGATTGATACCGTAGGCGTAAGGCGCGCCGACATATTGCATTTTATGCACATCGTTCGACGTGAAGATCAGGATGCCGTCCGACACTTTCGCCGCCGTCATCGCGTAGGACTGCGTCTGCAACATCTTGTCGCCGGCGAGGTTGGTCACGTCGGCCACCCACACGTCGGGGTTCTCCTGATCGGACCACGCGATCTTGCGCGGGTCGCCACCGGCGCCGAGCAGCACGACGTGACGTTGGTCAGTCACGATGACGCCGCGGTTCTGATCGGGGGCCGCGGCCACCAGCGCGGCCGGCGTGGCCGGCGTCAACGGGCTCCAGCGGTAGAGGTGCCCGTCCTGGGTCGGAACGACCAACAGATCCTCGCCAAACGTGTCCATCGACCACCGGTCGCCCATGGTCGCGGAGATGTCCTGCGGCCCGATATCAGCCGGGTCGCGCGCGGTGCCGTAGGTGGACTCCCCATAATCCGCGAGGCCGTAGCCCACCAGCGCGCCGGGCGGATCGAGTGAGCCGACCGCGGAGAGAATAACGAACAGCTCCGCGGTATCGAAGCGAAACGCCACGAGAGTATCGTCATTACCGAAAGCCGCCCAACGAACGTGGTTGTTGTCGTGCCAGGTCAACAAATCGCGGATTGGCGTGGCGACGCCGGTCCCCGGCACGCCGGCGCAACCACCAACCGGCTGGAGCTGACCGCCCCTGAACCGGACGAGGTTGCAGTCATACCATTTTCCGGGAGAGGCTTCCGGCGTGGCGTTCCTGAAGACTCCTGGGGGAGGCGCTTGTGTTACTCTTGGCACGACCGGGTCTCACAGCACCCGGACCAGGGCACGGGGATGACGTGATCCCGCCAGTGTTCGATGCGCGTTGCCATCAGTGCGGCCCCCTGGACGGGCTGCTCATGACCCGCCGCGTGGCCGGCATCAGCAGTGCCTTCAACGCCGCGAGCTCATCCCTGATGGCGGCCATCTCATCGGCCGGGTCAGCGAACGAAGCGGGCGCCGGGGCGGCGTCGAGCACGGCGCGCGTGCTGGCCTGATTGCCGGCGTAGACGATCTTGGTGATGGTCAGCACCGGGCTCAACACGAGCATCGGCACGCCGCCGCCGCCGAGGCTGACATTGTGCTGGTGGACACCGTCGACATTGATGACATGCTGATGATCACCCGCCGCGAAGACGCCATGCGTATGAGCACCGTCCACCAAAAGGGAGTGCGTGTGCGTCACGCTCTCGCCGCCGGTCGAGAAATTGTGCTGGTGGTTCGCCGCGCCGCCGTTTGATGTCGCGGTCTGCGCCGGCACCGTCGTAGCGCTGCCGCCCGCCGCGAGGCTGCCGCTTCCGGTCGTGGCCTGGAGGTATTGGTGCGTGTGCTCGCCCTGGAAGTCAGTCGCGCCGCCGTGAAAGTGGGTGGCGCTCTCCGTTCCGGTGATACCGCCGTGGCTGTGGGCGCCTTGCGTGTCGAGCGAATGTCCGTGGCTGCCCGCGATAACGGACGCCCCGCCGTGGCTGTGCGAGCCCATCGCGTCGGTCACCAGATTGTACGCCGGCAGATTGCTCTGCGCGACGGTCTGATAAACGAACCCCCATTTCGTGGCGAAGGAGAAACCGAATGCGAGGCCGCCCTGGTCGGTGACGGTGCCCGCGCCGACGCCGGATCTACCCCTGAAGTCAGGCAACAGAAACGTCGTCGCCCCATCGCCCGCGCCGAACGCGGTGCCGAGCACGGCGAACAGGTTGCTGTAGGTGACACGCGAGATCGCCCGGCCGTCGCACACCAGCCAGCCGCTCGGCGGGGTGCCGCCCGCGAAGTCCAGCAGGCCGCCGATCGGCATCGCCTGGGAGACGTACTGATCCAATATCGTTGCGTTATTATTCCACTTCGCGCCCCAGCTATCTCGACTGGCTCCTACCTCGGGCTGGGTGAGGCCCAGGATCGGGGTCGTGGCGTCGGGCATTACTTCACCCCGGCCGGCGGGTGGTTGGCGTCATTGGTCACGCCGGTGGGCGTGTCGGAGCTGTCATCGGTCAC